TTCGGCCTCAGCATTTTGGGCCGCGAAACGGGTGGCAAGCGGTGGATGTGCTGGTCACATGCTTGGGCCCACAAAGGCATCTTCGAGCGACGTAAAAGCATCGCGACACATCTGCGCAAGTTCGAAAAAGAAGGGACGCTGACGGTCGTTTCTGACGAATTGGAGGACCTCTCGCAGATTATCGAAATCATTGAGGACATTCTGAGGCGCGGCCTCTTGGCGGCCGTCGCAGTCGACCCTGCAGGCCTTGGCGAGCTGGTCGACGAGCTTGCCGAGATTGGCGTCACCCAAGAAGAGCATCTTCTGATCGGGGCGCCGCAGGGCTACGCCATGATGAACGCCATCAAAACTGCAGAGCGGCGCTTGGCAAATGGCACCCTCATCCACGACGGGTCCGATCTCATGGCGTGGTGTGTGGGGAATCTCAAGATCGAGCCCACCGCTACGGCGATCCGTGCCTCCAAGCAAACCGCCGGTGACGCCAAGATCGACCCTGTGATGGCGCTGTTCGACGCCGTGACGGTGATGAGCCGCAATCCCGAGGCCAAAGGCGGACCCTCTGTCTATGAGGGCCGCGGCATTCTTATGATCTGAGGTAGACATGGGCTTTCTAAGCTTCCTTCGGCGCGAAGCCCCCGCCTCGGCTTCCGCCCCCAAAGCCATGGCCGGTGCGGCTCAAACCTTCAGCGGACTTACCGATCCGCAGCTTCAGGAGTTCATCAAATCGGGGGCTGCCACCGCCTCAGGGGCTTCTGTTGGGCCATCTTCGGCGCTGAAAAACACCACCGTTCTACGCTGCGTCTCGCTAATCTCGTTCTCGGTGGGCATGCTGCCGCTGCACCTGCACCGTAAAGCTGACAAGTCGAAGGCCGATGATCATCCGCTGTTCCGCGTCCTGCATCGCAAGCCGAATGCTTGGCAAACCGCGTTCGAGTTTCGCAGCCTGATGCAGCAGAGGGCACTGACCAACGGCGACGCCTTCGCCTTGATCGTGCGCAGCGGCAAAAAGGTGCTGCAGCTGGTGCCGCTCAAAAACGCACGGGTGCGGGTGATCCAGAATTCGGACTGGTCATTGGACTATGAGATCGACGGCAGCAAGCGATTGCCGCAGTCGGAAATTTTCCATCTGCGCTATGGGATTTCAGAGGACGGCATTCGGGGGGTCTCGCTGATCGCCCAAGCGGCGGAAGCAATCGGCTTGGCCCTGCAAGCCGAGCATGCCATCGCCAAGGTGTTCCAAAAGGGTGTCATGGGCGGTGTCGCCTTGGAGCACCCGGGCAAGCTGTCACCGGAAGCCTTCGAGCGATTGCGCGAAAGTCTGGCCTCGCGTGAAGGCGCGGAGAATGCGGGCAAGTCCTTCATTCTTGAAGAAGGCATGAAACTGGGCGCGGCCCCCTCCACCGCGCGTGATGCGCAGGCAGTCGAGCAACGCAAACACCAGATCGAAGAAGTGGCGCGTGTCTTTGGAGTGCCCCGCCCCTTGCTGGGCGTGGACGACACCTCATGGGGCTCCGGCATCGACGTGCTGGGGCAGATGTTCGTGCAGTATGGCCTGAACCCGTGGTTTGAGGCATGGCAGCAAGCCATCGAGCGCGATCTGCTGACGGATACTGAGGCAGAAATCTATCAGGCCAAGTTCAATCCGGGCGGCTTGCTGCGTGGCTCAATGCAGGCGCAGGCCGATTTCTTCGCCAAGGCCCTTGGGTCTGGTGGTCATGCGCCATGGATGACCCAAGGCGAGGTCCGCGACACGCTGGACATGCCACAAATTGACCTTTCACAGCTTCCGGTCGCGCCGGGGCAGAAACCTACAGGAGGCGATAATGACGCTTCGAAAACTGCCTGAGGCCAATTTCGAACGGCCCAAAGCCTATCAGGGCGACCCGCAGTCAACTGCGCTGGAGCAATGGCGTCCGCAGGCGGCAGAAGCCACCGATGCCACGATCTCGGTTTATGACGTGATCGGGCAGGACTGGTGGACAGGCGAGGGCGTGAGTGCAAAGCGGATCGCAGCTGCCTTGCGCGGGATCGGGGCAAATCCTGTCACAGTCAGCATCAATAGCCCGGGCGGCGACATGTTCGAGGGGCTGGCGATCTACAACCTGCTGCGTGAGCATCCTGCCGAAGTCACTGTCCGCGTCATGGGCATGGCCGCCTCCGCTGCCAGCATCATCGCGATGGCGGCAGATAAGCTGGAAATGGGTCTGGGCTCGTTCCTGATGATCCACAATTCTTGGGGCGGCGTGGTTGGTAACCAGCACGACATGCGTGAGGCAGCAGAGACCTTCGCCGAATTCGACGCGGCGATGGCTGATATTTACGCCGCCCGCTCCGGCATGGCCGCAAAGGACGTCGCTAAGCTGATGGATGCCGAGACGTGGATGCGCGCCGAAAAGGCCATGGAGCTGGGCTTTGCAGACGGCACCTTTGACGCCCCTGAAGGGGACGATGCACCGGCCCAAAAGGCCCGCGCGAAACTTGAAGCATCCCTTGCAAAAGCAGGCCTGCCGCGTTCCGAGCGCAGGAAGCTTCTCAAGGATGCGGCTGGCACGCAGAACGCTGCCGGGACAGCCATGCCGAGCGCTGGCTTTGACGAGGCTGCTTTGCGGCAGTTGATCGAAACCATCAAAGCCTAAAAGGGCCAATCATGAACCAACATTTCAAAGCACCCGCGCGCGGGATCCTGTTCGCACGCGCTGACGCTGGCGCCGGTGTTATCATTGAGCTGCAAAAAGCCTTTGCTGCGTTCAAAGAAGCGCATGCGGAAGAACAAGCCGGTGTGAAAGCCAAGTTCGATGACGTCGTGACCCGCGACAAGCTCGACAAGGTGAATTCGCACGTCGGCGATCTGCAGGCCGCTATCGACGCGGCAAACATCAAGCTGGCGGCCATCCAGATCGGTGCGGCTGGCGAGAAGCCGGTGAAGGATACCGAATATACTGGTGCTTTCTCGGCTCATGTCCGCAAGGGTGATGTGCAAGCATCGCTCAACAAGGGCGCTTCGGAGGAAGGCGGCTATCTCGCCCCGACCGAATGGGACCGCACGATCACCGATAAGTTGGTGAACGTCTCCCCCATGCGGCAGATTGCATCCGTTCAGTCCATCTCGAAAGCGGCGTTCTCGAAGCTGTTCAATCTCCGCGGGACGGCTTCCGGCTGGGTCGGTGAAAACGCAGCGCGCTCGGAAACCAATATGGCCGAGTTTGGTTCGCTGACCTTCGCGCCTTGCGAGCTTTACGCCAATGCCTATGCCACGCAGGGCTTGCTGGACGATGCTGAAATCAATTTGGAAGCGTGGATCGCGGGCGAAATCGAGACCGAATTTGCGCGCCAAGAGGGCCTTGCCTTTGTCAGCGGCAACGCCGCGACCCAGCCGAAAGGCCTGCTGACCTATGTCACCGGCGGCACCAATGCTGCAACTCACCCCCTCGGCGCGATTGCTCTGGTCAATTCTGGCGCGGCAGCAGGGGTAACCGCTGACGGCATCGTCGATTTGATCTATGAGCTTCCTGCACGTTTCGAGGCAAATGCCCGATTTGCCATGAATCGCAAGACCATGAAGGCGGTGCGCAAGCTGAAGGATGGGGACGGCCGCTACCTCTGGCAGGCGTCCTTGATTGCGGGGCAGCCTTCCACTCTGGCGGGATATGCCATCACTGAAATGGCCGACATGCCGGATCTGGCCGCATCGTCCAAATCCATCGCATTTGGTGATTTCAAGCAGGGCTATCTGATTGTCGATCGGATCGGCACGCGCATCTTGCGCGACCCTTACTCGGCCAAGCCCTACGTCAGCTTCTACGTCACCAAGCGCGTCGGCGGCGGCCTGCTGAACCCCGAGGCCATCAAGGTGATGAACACCGCCGTGACTGCCTAACCGTTTGCATCGCAGGAGGGGGCGGCAAGCGCTGCCCCTTTTTCAATGCAAATCCAGAGGAGGCCAGAATGGCAAAACTGACCAAGACCATCTTCGGCGTGCCGGATGGCGAAATTTACCCACGCGACATCGAGGCTGGCGAAGAGTGCCCGCCAAATCTGGAGGCCTATGCCGCCGATGAAGGCGCTCTTGCGGAACAGCCGGAGCAGCCGATTAAGGCTGTCGCCACTGCCCCGAAAGGCAGGGCTGAAAAATGATCCCGCGCCGCACCATTGCCCCGCAAGGCGCGGTCGTCTCCTTGCCGGAACTGAAAGCGCATCTGCGCGTGGACAGCAGCGATGATGACGACCTGATTGAGGCTCTCGAAAAAGCGGCTGTCTCGCATCTGGAGGGATGGCGGGGAATCTTAGGGCGCTGCATCAAGCGCCAGACATGGCTGGTGGAATACGACACCGCGGGCGCGTGGCGCTTGCCCTTCCCTGACGTGCTGGAGGTCTCGGCCTCTGCGGGTGAAGCAAAACTCGGTTTCGACAAGATGGGGGCGCATGTCACGATCACCGAGGCCTGCACCGTCTCGATGGTCTGTGAGCTGCCTGCCGATGCGCTGGAGACCGTGAAGCTGATCCTCAAGCTGTTGGTCGGGCATTGGTACCAGAACCGCGAAGCCAGCACCGAGCTTTCCTTGAAGGACACGCCGATCGCGGTGGATGCGCTGCTGTCGCCGATCAAGTGGAGGCAGATTTAGGGCAAGGTTCGCAAGTTATTGGCGCACGCTTGCCCTGTTTTGCTTCAGCTCGCTTTTACTGCCTTCAAGATAGCAGAAAGAAGCAGGCACATAATACCCATCCCTATCGCGATTGCCGCAAGGATTTCGTGAATCGCACTCTTGCTGCCCATGGCCACTAAGAGGCCGATAACAATCTG